TGAGGGAATGAGGCTATGAAAGGAGATGTCGGGGAATGACCATATCGTGCAGCAGATGCGGCGCGGACTATTCATTCCGCTATTCCGCAGGAAACGTCCTCAATGTGGTGTATAACCTCGGCTGGGGCAGCTATGGCGCGGCAATCTATTGTCCGGAGTGCACCAAAACCTGGGATGAGCGCAACAAGGGCAGACCGATGCCGGGGCCGGAAAATACCATCGGAGTGATCGACGAGATGTACAAGCGAAGCAGAAGAAGGGGGATAACTTGAAAGTCAAGGTGTGCTTTGAGGTTAAATGGACTGGTGGAAACGGGGATCCATCTCTGTTTGGCCTTGCAATGACCATTGGCGAAAGCGCAAGCCCTGTCGATTATGGGCGCCTGACAAAATCAATTAACAGGGAAGCTGTTTTGCGGGTGTGTGGTCTGGATGACCTTGTGAAGCCGGAGGATATGACGGTTATCACCCCTGAAGAATTCTCCCTCAGATATGGGGATGATGAGGAGGATGCGAGATGAGCAATTGGATCAGCGTGAAGGACAAGCTGCCAGAAAAGGGCGACACATATCTTGTCTGGACAGAAAATACAGGCGTAGAAACGTGTCGCTGGTTTGCCTATCGCGGGAAATGGCGCGGCGGAGCGTGGACAGCTCATATTACCCACTGGATGCCGCTGCCGGAACCGCCGGGGGAGGCTTGATCCATGGCCCGGGCGATCAAACACATCAAGGCGGGGCTTCTCCACGTGGAGGTCATCGGCGCGGTGCCGGAGGCGTCCCCGGGGCGGCGGCGGTCGGGACGCTGCCGCCCCACCAGCGCCGCCCAGCAGTTTTACAACGATAAGTGCTCTTGGAGAAGCGCAGAACTGAAGCTTGCCGCCAACTTCGGTCCAAAGGACTGCGTAGCAGCGCTTACTTATGACGACTTGCACCTCCCGGCTGACCGAAATGAGGCAAACAAATGTATTCAAAAGTTGATCAAAGATTGGCGAAAGGTCCGAAAAAAACGAGGCGAGGAGCTGCGGTACATCTACGTCACCGAGGGATGGCATGGTAAGTCAGCCGGTGAATACTTTGGTGAGGATGGGCGGTTGGAGGACCGGCGGCTCCATCACCACATTGTATTTAACGGCGTGGGTCCTGGAGATTTTGAGGAGCTCCAAAGCCTGTGGCAGGGCGGAGGATATATCCGTATCGAACCAGTGGACGTCCACTATTATCGAGAACTGGCCAAATACCTGACCAAGGAGGCCCGGGAGTTTGGCCGCCCTAAGCCAGGAGAAAAGGTGTGGCACCCCAGCAGGAACCTCAAGGAGCCGGAGGTGGAATACATTGAAATTCCAAGCGACAGCGTAACGCTGTCCCCGCCGCCCGGCGCGGTGGACTACGTGCAGTTCAGCGAACGCAACCCCTATGGCTTTGCCGATTGTGTGGGGGCCAGGTATCTGCTGTTCGAGGATGGGCCACCGCCGGGATATAGTTATACGCGCGGTCGAAAATTGAAGAGTTCTAATAATTTTTGAGCTTGAAACCAGTCATAACATAGTGTCAGGGATAGAGAAAGGTGGGAAAAAGCATTGCAGGAACAAGAGAAACGTGGTAGAATGTTGACAGTGAGAGGTAAGTGGGTGGAATGCCCAAGCTGCCACCGCAACCGGCGGATGATGCAGATACGCCCGGACACCGAGGGGCACAGCATCGTGGCGTTTTGCCGGATATGCAAGACCGAGCACATCGTGAATATCGCAAAGGGCGAATGCTTTGAGAGCTACGGCCAATGACCAGCGCGGGGACGCGTGGTTGTTGGCTGTAGCTTTTTCTCGTCCTGGGGGATAGTCTGGAGGTGATAGCCCGTAATTTTTCCCCACGGCGAGGCGCGGGCGCGACGCGCGGGTACACAAGAAGCGCGGAGCCGTCGTGAGCAGCGGGCTAAGCCCGGAGTGGAGCAAAAGCCGGGAGGCCCCAAGGGACCGGACAGCTTTTGCGGAATCGGAGAGCTTAGAACCGCGTCGCGAACAGGCGCAGCGTGACAACGACGGAGGTGCATAAAATGCCGGCGGGAAGGCCGAAAAAGTACACGAAAAAGAGCCTGCAACAGGCGGTGGACGGGTACTTCGCCAGCATCAGCAGGACGGTGGACGCGTTGGACGGACGCGGAAAACCCATGTGCAATGATGCCGGAGAGGCCATCCGGGTGACGGAGTACGTCAGGCCGCCCAGCGTGGGCGGGCTGTGCCTGTTCCTGGGCATTGACCGCAGCACCTGGCAGAACTACGCCGACCGGAAGCTCCACCCGGAGCTGGCCGAGATCACCGCCTATGCCAGGGTGCGCATGGAGGCTTACCTGGAGGAACAGCTGCTCACCCGGGAGAAAAACGTCCAGGGGCTGATCTTCAACCTCCAGAACAACTACGGCTGGAGGGAGAAGCGGGAGGTGGAGCTGGGCGGCGAAACACGCCGGACCGTGGCGGCAACCGCTCAGGCCGGGACCATGAGTATCGCGGAAAAAGTGGCCCTGCTGGCAGAACAGCGGGAGGCATTGAAGGGGCTGGAACAAGGCGATGGCTGACCGGGGCCGTTCCCCATCCTCCGATGAAGTTCAGGCAGCTTTGTGGTTCAAAAGTCTGCAGGAGTCCAACAACGATACGTTCCTGCCCCTGTTCTGGGACGAGCACCGCTACCTGGTGCTCAAGGGGGGCGGCGGCAGCGGCAAAAGCATCTTCGCCGGACGCAAGGTGCTGGAACGGGTGACCACCGAGCCGGGGCACCGCTACCTCGTCTGCCGGAAGGTGGCCAGGACGTTGCGGGAGAGCTGCTTCGAGCAGCTCAAAAACCAGGCCTATGAGTTCTTCCAGGACGAGATCGTCTATATGCCCCGGGGGAAGGGCGGCGACATGACCATGCGCTTCCGCAACGGCAGCGAGATCCTGTTCGCCGGCCTGGACGATGTGGAGAAGCTGAAATCGATCTACAACATCACCGGCATCTGGATCGAGGAGGCCAGCGAGGTGCTGGAACGGGACTTTAACCAGCTGGACATCCGACTGCGCACCCAGTTCCCCTACTACCTCCAGATCATCCTGACCTTCAACCCTATCAGCATCCACCATTGGCTGAAAAAGCGCTTCTTCGACTTCGACATCAAGGACCCCGAGGAGCGGCGGCGGGCCATGGAACGCACCCGCACCCATGAGAGCACCTATAAGGATAATCGCTTCCTGGAGGCGGAGGCCGTGCGCACCCTGGAGGGGTTCCGGGAGACGGACGAGTACTACTACCAGGTGTACGCCCTGGGAATGTGGGGCGTGACGGGCAAGACCGTATTCGACGCCAAGGCCATCGCCCGGCGGCTTGAGGAAAAGATCCGGCCTCTCCGAACGGGGCTGTTCCAGTTCAACGACGACGGGCTGCATCTGTCCGGCATTGCCTGGGAGGACGAGGAGAAGGGGCCTGTACGCATCTACAGGCCCCCCGAGGAGGGCGTGCCCTACGTTATCGGGGCGGACACCGCCGGGGAGGGCAGCGACTTCTTCGCCGCCCACGTGCTGGACAACCGCACCGGGGAACAGGCGGCGGTGCTCCACGGGCAGTTCGACGAGGACGTGTTCGCCCGCCAGCTCTTTTGCCTGGGAATGTGGTACAACGCCGCGCTCATTGGGGTGGAGGCCAATTTCTCCACCTACCCCGTGATGGAGCTGGAACGGCTGGGCTACCCCAGGCAGTACGTGCGGGAGAGCGTGGACGACTTCACCCACCGGGCAAGGCACAGCTACGGGTTCGTCACCAACGGCAAGACCCGGCCCATCATCATCGCGGGGCTTATCAAGGCGGTGCGGGAGGACGTGGGCCTGGTCAGCGACGAGGCCACGCTGCTGGAGATGCTCAGCTTCGTGCGCAACGAGGATACCCTGCGGCCCGAGGCGGAGCCCGGCGGGCACGACGACCTGGTGATGAGCCTTGCCATCGCCCACCACATCCGGCCCCAGCAGAGCTATCTGGCTCAGGCCCCCAACGGCCCGGAGGCCGCCTGGACGGAAGATATGTGGGAGGATTACCAAAATGCTTCTCCCGCAGATCGCAGGATGTTGATAGAGAGATGGGGAAGGCCAAAGAAATAAAGGGTCCCCATCGAAGCCCAGCG